ATCTTGTAAACATAAACGATTTAATTCATAAACATACTCTGCATATTTTTTTCCACAAATACCAATGACCAAAGACCTTGAAGCTGGTATTCCATAAGTTATAATGCCAACTAAATTACTATTTAAATCAAATAAGCCAAAAGCGTATGAAATGCTAGGTATTCTTTTTGCATAATGTTTTTCTAGTAACCATAAATAAGTTTCTTGTTTTTTAATTGGCATGACTTTAAAATCTTTTAATTTTTTAATCATAACTACCCCTGATAATTCATGTCTGGTATAAATATTCTTTTAGCTGGACTCCATCTCATCTTGCAAACACCAACAACACCTTGAACATCAACTTCTCTAACTTTGGCTATCCTGATAAGAGTTGATTCATCTTCATAATCTCTAGTAACAATAATCCCAACGTCGCATTTATTATTCCAATGGCTTGAGCCACTCACATCATAGAGTGAATTAACAACAAACTGACCTTCAGCAGTTCTTGTTTGTTTGGTAGGGTGAGCCACCATCATAGTTATCATATTATGCTGTCTATTCCACCTTTTTATATCGGATATAAGAATAGAGATATGTTCAGTTTCACTCATGTTTGCTCTAGATGGATTAATCTCGTTATATGGGTCAGTAATCAAACAATCTATCCCAAACTCCTGTCTGCATATTTCAGCTTTTTCTAAAATCCATGAAATCGTTGGACTGTCGTCTTTTTTATCAATAAAGTAAAAATGGTCATTAATAAAAGCCAAAGCATGATTTAGTTCTTCCTCTGTTATTCTGTTAGCAAACATTTTATCAAATGGTTTCTCGCAATACTTTTCTACGAGCCTTGCCAAATTTCGGCTTAGTGAACTCTCTGGTGAATAGATACAGAATTTAAAATTGTGTAGCCTAGCAAGTTGTTGAGCTAAGTCAAAAGTGAAACTAGATTTTCCTGAATTCGGTGTACCAGTAATCAGCATAAAAGATGGCTTTATAATTTTTAACAAAGGGTCTAAATTCTGAAACCCTGTTTCATATTGCTGTTGAGATTTGCCATCATACAAATCTTTAATATCTTTATATATATCTCGGCAAGTGTAAATGCCATCTAAGTTTTTGCTCATTGTTATCTCCCTTATTTAAGTTTTTATCCAGCCAACCAATTCTTATTCTTTACTTTTACCTCTGTAGTGTCTGTCCATCTTCCAGCATTCAACCAACTTGACGCATGTGCTATAAATTTCTCGTCAGTATTCTTTACACTTTCAGCATATCTTTCCATAGCATTTATTAATTCATCTTCCGTAACTTCTTTAGACTTTACCAGATTATTATATATCTTCTGACATTTCTTTTTCGCAATCTTTCTAGGAACTTTATCCCAGAACTTTTCAAAATATGATGTTATTTGTTTATCTTGAGTATTGTGTAAAGATTCTTTACTAGCTATGTCAAAATTATTTACAGACCCCATATTCAAAGTATAAGTGTTATATCCAAACATTCCGTTTTTTGTTTTTCTTATGCTTAAAAAATTAGCCCTCTCTAAATCTTTTACATGTTTATTTACTGAAACTCTTGTGCATTGACAAAGTTTGGCTAAATGGTCTTGGCTCGGATATGACTCACCTTTTTCATCTGCATAGTTAGCAATCATCATTAAGATTAGTTTTGATACAGGGCTTTTAGTATTTATTTTAGAAGCCCAAGCCATAGCAGTAAAACTCATTGATTGATACCATAGAAGTCATTTGGCTGTACTTTGCCTTCAGTAAACTTATAAACTTTTATCATATCTTCTTTTCTTGGTATCACTCCCTCATATTTCCATTTTGTTACAGTAGCTTCATTAAGATTTAATTCTTTGCAAAATCTTGCAACTGACCACCTTTCTTGTACTAAAAATTCATTGAATGTCATTATAACTCCTTGATTTAATTAAACTTATCCATAGTTTTTTTATACTATATGAATATTATAATTTATTATTGAAAAAAAATAAAGATATATCTTGAATAAATAATTTTATACATTATAATTAATATTGTTAAAAACTTAAATAGGAAAATAATTTAGGGAGCAGACAATGAGCAAACATGTAGAAGTAGTAGCAAAAGGTTTAGTTCTTGATAATGCTATAGATGATATGATTAGAGAACTTTCACTTGTAACAAGAAGAACTGAATCTATATATTCTGATTATAAATTTTATAAACCTTGCATTGTAAATTGTGAAAGTCTTTATAGATTTATAACCATAAAATTTTACTCGAAAGAGTCAATTATGAGAAACTATCAAGATTATTTAAGTCAAGCTGATTTTGGTATATTTAATTTTATAGATTATTGCATAGTTGATTTTACTAGAGGAACAAATATGCAAGAAATATCAGATGTAGAGAAAGCTTTAATAAACAGAAAAATTCATGAAAGATTAAAAAACTTAAATAGGAGTATACAATGAGCAATGAAATAAAAGTACCAACAGAACACCTTGAAGCATTTAGAGATGCCAGACTTGAGATTCAGCAAGTAGGTATATCTAAGAAAGGTAAAAACAGTCATTTTGGTAATACATACGCAACACTAGATGACATCATAGAAATATGTGAACCAATATTACTAAAGCATAATTTATTGACCAGCTTTACACAAACTTATAATAATGTTGATAAAGATTCTTTGGAACAGTACCAATGCTTTTATAAGATGAAAATTACGCATGTTCCAACAAGACAATTTTTTGAATCGGAACTGACTTTATATTCTGACAGGAAACCACAAGCTCTGGGTAGTTCCATGACGTATGGAAAGAGGTATCTGTATCAAAATATGTTGTTACTAGCCACCAATGAAGAAACAGATGATGACGCAAACAAGGCTCAACAATCTATGCAGAATAAAAAAGTTCAGAAAATTAACACAGGAGATATTTAATGGTTTTGCACAGCAGTATACTTAGAGATGAAATAAAAGAATTGGAGAATGAAATGTCAGTAGCAGAATTGATTGAGCATATTACGTCTGATAAAACATTAACTGATATTAATACTGCCCTTGAAGATATTGCGTTAGATAGGATAATAGACAGAACGCAAGATGCAGAAGAAATTATAAAAAGAGGAAAAATATAATGGATAAAGATGAAAGTTACGAAAATGTAGAACAAGCTCAACAGCATTATGCTCAAGAGTTAGAACAACAGCATGAAGATGAAGATAGGCATTTGAAAAAATTAGAAGATGAAGTGGATAAGCATTTAGCAATTTCTATAGATGTTCATAAATCTTTTTCTTTTGCATTGGAGTATATGAAACAATCTAAAAAATTAAATCAATCACAACATATTGCAATAATGCAATTTACAAATACAGCAATTAAAAACAGGAGCAATCAAGATGGAAGATAAATCAATTAAAACACCAAGTGGCTATGAGATAAGAGAAAACTCTGGGAATCTATTTAAGAACAACTCAGAGAATCCAAAAGCACCAGCATATAGAGGTTTAGTTAATGTTGATGGAAAAGGTTATGACCTAGCTTTATGGAAAACAGAAAAGGGATATTTGAATGTAAAATTTACTGAACATAAAATATCAGAAGATGGAACTAGAGAAGAATATAAGTACAATAGTAAAACTTCAAACCTTACTCCAGAGCAAGCTGGCAAAATAATTTCTGAAGATATGAATAAGAAAGATGAATTTAATGATGACATACCATTTTAAGTGTGTTTATAATTAACTGAAGTTTCCTAAAGTCCTTACTCCCCTAATAGTAAGGCAATTAAGTTCTCCCATCAGAGATGGTGGGAGTTTTTTAAAAGGACAAGCAATGGGCAAATTAAAACATTTAAACACCGAATTTTACAAAGAAAATATAATCTACGATAACAACAAAGATTCTGAATATGGCATTGTGCCAATTGAGATGGCTGACAATATGACTGACTTAGTTTTAAAAGAAGCTATGCAGTTTGGTGAAGAAGTTAAAACATCAACCAATAATCAAAATTATTCGCATATGAGAAATGTTGAATGTTGGCGATTGAATCAAAAAGAATCTATCACCGCAGAATTACTTAATCATGCAATTATAGATATTAATAAAACTTTAAATTATAAATTATCTGGATTGCAAGACGTTCAATACTTGGAATATCATGAGGGTGGAAAATACGATTGGCACTCTGACATTGGCTCTGGTATTGCTTCTTTGAGAAAGATATCTATTAGCTGGGTTTTGAATGAGGGTTATGAAGGCGGTGATTTGCAATTCTTTGGAGATGGTGGAGAAATAGTTACCTACAATTCAACGCCAAAAAAATTAGTTTCTTTTACAAGTTTTTTAAATCACAGGGTTACACCAGTAACTAAGGGAATACGTAAATGCGTGGTGGCTTGGGTGTTTGGAAATGAGTCTTGGAGATAGGAGAAAAAAAAATTATGACAACAATAGCAGACAAACTAGTATATGATAAATGCAAAGAAAGAATACAGGCAGAAGTTAATTCTACTTTGAAAGTAATCAATGAATCAATGAATGAATCAGAGCCAGACATTAAAAAACTATCGAATCTTTTTATTATCTTGAGTAATCTTAATCAAAGTATTGCTCTCTTAAACACTATAAAACCTATAGAAAAAGAAGCCTAATTTAAAAATAAATTAAAATAATTTGTAAGTCATTGATTTTATTAATGATTTATATACTATATATTCTTTACATATATATAATTTTTATATATACTTTCTTTATAGGTTAGTAATAACTTATAAAAACTTAAAACTAGGAGCAAGAAAATGAGTAAAACACACATGACACAACAGCACGTACGAGTACTAGCTTTAGATTCTTTTTTTAAAGTAAAGAAATTAAAAAATAAGATGTCTAAGTTAGAAATGGATTTTTTGTATTCGTCTATAACATTAATGAACATGGAAGTAGCTTTGCGTAATGATACATACGCTAATGGTACTGAATACAATATGCGTAAGAGTGAAGTTGAAGAATTAAGATTAGACAACAAAACACTTAAACAAAGAATTTATTCTGTACAACAAGATATGGCAAATGAAAATGATTTATTAATGAGGGCGTGTATTGAGAACGAGGATTTTGTTAAAACGTTTCTTGATGAAGATGAAGACGCTGTAAATAAATATCCAGAGTTTAAATTATTACATGAAGCTATAACTATGGTTGAGGCTTGTTAAATTAACAGGGAGCAGAAATGCTCCCACTTACTAGGAGATACAATGAGCAAATTTAAAGTAGATAGATATTTTTTAGAACAAGGAATGTTACATTGGGCAGAAATAGGTATTGGTGAAATTGAAGATGATAAAGAATATGGAAAAGATTTTGGTGGTGAAAAAATCTTAAATTATATTACTGAAAAATTAGATAAAGCTATTTTAGATAAGTCTAATAAAAAAGATTGGGCTTGGATAGAAATAGAATATCACGAGTTAGGTTGGTACGATTATTGGCTAGAGCATTATCAAATGATGAATTTTGAAAATGAACACCGAGAAATTTTAGATGACCCAAGCGAATTAGAATATTATGGTTGTGATTATTTTGCTGAATCTAAAAAACTTTGTAGAAAATTACGACATGCATTTAATGATAAGATACAAAATGCAAAAGAATATTTTGCAGTTATATAAATGGAACAAATATTATTATTAGCTCTCTTGATTTTTTTATTTGCTTTTGCAGTTAGCAGATAATAGTAATCCAGATAATAGTTATCACAGAAGATTTAATTATAAACCACATTCCATCTGGAACATTATAAGAAATATCTTCTATTACATCTTTTATCTTTCCGTACCCATGTTTTAGTTTATCTAACATTATTTTTTCCTCATAAATTTAGAGATTCCACCAACCCCTTTTAACCCTAGTCCAGCACATACTGTGATATAAATCAAATTAATGTACCAGTCTGGAAGTGTGCCTAAGATATCAAAACCTAATCTTACAAATGGTTGTGTGTATGGAACGAAAACCAAAATTGCTGGTAAAAGTATAACCAGAGTTATGAACTCGTCTTTCAGACTTCCAGAAAGTTGGTCAACAGCTTTGTTTTCCCATTGACTGTTGAGTTTATCTGCTTCTAATTTTCCTTCTGCAACTGCTTTAGCAACAGAAGTCTTAGCTTCAATTTCAGCTTTCTTTAAATTAGATTTAGCTTGTGATTCTTTACTTTTGTTTTCAAGATATCCACCAACTGCCTTAGTAAGTCCACCAACAATCATTCCTATCATACGCCATCTCCGTATTTAAAAAATCCTAGAATTACTGTGAGTATTGAACCTACCCAAATTAATGCTTTGACTGCACCTTTACCCATATTAACTGTAGCTTTTAAGTCTGCTATTTCTTTTGCGTTTTTTTCTACATCTTTGTGAATGTGGTCTAGTTTTTCTTCAAGTCTTGATAAGCATTGTCTTTCATGTTCTGTCATATTAATTACCTACTGATAAAGGGTTGGAGTTCATAGTATCAGTTATTTTTTTAAATGACTTATCTACATGTTCTACAATTTTATCTATATCTGCATCTAACTTATCAACTTTTCTTTCGTTATGTGTTGAAGTAAATTCTACAGCAGTTATTCTTTCAACTATGGCTGAATTATCTGAACTTGGAATACTTGCAACACTATCTTCTAAACTGCTCAATCTTGATGACAGGTCTGCTATTAGCCATACCCCACTCCCCATTGGAGCTCCTACTGATATTAAAAAAAGCAGAATTAGCTTCGGCGTAATCTTGATTGTTGAATCCGTCTTGTCTGTCATAAAAGTCTATCTCCGTTGTTGTTAAGTCTATCGTATCTTTATATGTATTTGCAAAATATTCTTTATCAAAAGATATAATTGTTGGCAAGTCTAATTCTTGAACAACTATATCTGACTTAATTTTGGGTGTTGCAACTACCTTAGAAACTTTTTTATTCTCGGATTTGGACGAATCAGAGCCTTGATTTTTCTCTACTTTTACTGTTTTTGTTGTATTTATAGCTTTATCTTCATTTTTTGTAGGTTCACTTTTTATTTCTTTTTCACTAGATTCTTCTTTTTCTTCGGAAGGACTATCTCCTGATAAGTCGCTTTCTTCATTTTCTCCAACATTTTCATCATTCTCTGTTGGTGTCTTTTCTTGCTGTTCATCTGTATTATTCTCCTTTAAATCTTCTTCCATATTTATTTCTTCTAATTCTGCTGGAAGTTCTTCTCTAATTTCTTGTAATGTTTCTGGCTCTGGTTGATTCACAGATTCAATATCAATATTATTTATTTCTTGGATATTATTATCAGAAATTATTTCTGTTCCTGTATCAACATTAGTTGGTATTTCATTATTTATTCCAACATCTGCAATCTCCATATTCATCTGCTCTGCTCTTATATCAGAAATAACAGATATTTGCGAAGATAAATTTTTAATTTGTGTATCCTGTGGTGGATTTATATCAATAACACCACTTGATATAGTATTTACGATTGATGTTGCGTCTAATGAGCCAATTTGTACTGTTCCTACAATAATAGGCTCTGCAATTACTGGTTCAACTGGAACAGGCTCAATAATAACAGGATTTACCTCAATATCATCAACAACAGGGTTTATGATAGCTTCAGGAGCTACTACAGGGCTTATTTCAATGATTTCTGGCTCTTGTGCTATAACTACATCAGATAGTGTCAAAGATAGGCTTAAATCGTCTATAATAGAGCCAAATTTCCCTTCCCAATCTCCAGCATCATCACCAAAGACATTTACACTTACTGTTGTGTTATTTATATTAAATTCTTTTTCCAACTCGGTGTTAAAAGTAGAAGTAATAACACCATCATTATAATCGCTGTTAAAATTATAATTTAAAGTTTCTGTTTGAGTTCCATCACTAAATGTTATAGTTGTTTTAACTGTATCTAAATTATCTA